GGTTTCTTAGCTTTCTTAAAATCTGTAAGAACATCTAAAGGTTTCCTTAGAGTTTTTTGTATGGATAATTGTTCATTATAATCCAATAATGTAGTTCCTTTTACAGAAAAACCAGAATCGTCAATAGATTTATAATGTCCAAGTTTTTTGTACTTAGTATTGAATACCCAAAGCTCTAGAGCACCAATAATTTCCATTGGAGAAATAGAAGCCAATTTATATTCATTGTCTTCTTTCTTATATTGCAATTTAGCAACTTTTTTATCCAATGTAACTACTTTCTTCTTTCTAACTTTACGAACGGTTTTGACGTTAGAACCAAAATTCTCGCAATCTTTAATGATGGAATCTATAAAATTTAAATATGCATTTAATTCTTTCTTAGTCCAATCCGAATAAGATTCTACCAACTGTTCGTCTTGCTTATTGATGGTAATAGTAAGTTCTTCCACCAAAGGTTTATAATGATCTTGAATTTGTTTTAGATAGATTGGTTTAATCGAATTCGCTACTAGCCAATCATAGCATTTGAAATCAAATTTTTTAGTTTTAATGTAATTATCAATATGACCTTCAATGTCGTTAATATACAATGTTGCTTGATCAAATACTCTATCTTGAATAGATCTATCTTGTTTAGTGGATGGAGTAATTTTTGAATCTACAACATCTTCTATCTTAAAATCAATTATCTCTTTGATTCTATAATTGATCCAATCTGATTTGTCGAGTTCTGCGCCTCGTTGAATTATTCTACAAACAAATCCTAGATTTTTAAATAAAGAATCCGAAGAAGAAGAAATAGCATCGATGATATCTTTGGAATATTTTTTTGTTTTTACATATTCCAAAGTAAACTTTTTAGATTCTTTCTCGGTCATTTGGTTCGCATACCAAGAAAGTGCTCTTGTTATTGGAAGTTCTGTCTTTGGATCTCCCCATGTTGGTTCATCACCGACAAAAAGAGATTCGATATTAATATTAACTCTTGGTTTAGCTTTTTTGGTTTGCATATAAAGGACTCATAATATCAGATTTCAATAGACCTTGGAACATTTGTTTAATAAATTTATTTGATGATTTTGTTTTTTTAGTAACAACTCCATAAAATCCACATTCTATAATAGAAGAAACATATACATATGGATCTGTTAGTATAGCAACAAAATTGTCTGGATGAGTAATCATGCCATCATCGGTACATTTATAAATCATTATGTGATATAGATGTCCAAGATTTGCCTTTTCGTATTTGGATTTTTTGTTATATTTAAATCCGGTAATATTCAAATCAGTAAGACTACCATTAGCTGGTAGAAAAGTAACTCCATCGGCATCATCAGCAAATATTTGCTTAATTAATTCTTTCGTTGTGTGCATTGTACAATATTTTTCTGTAAAAGTAAAGTTTTTTAAGAGATGGGATCGTCTTATTTTAAGAGATACCCATTCGTTATAAATAGTTGTAGGTCGCGATACTGGTAATATCCACCTACTCTAATATTAACATTTAAGGGACATATCAGCATGAATATTTATTACGTATATTTTTATCTTCGTTCAGATTTTACTCCATATTATATAGGAAAGGGGAAAGAAAAAAGAGCGTGGGAAAAACATCATAAAGGGATTCTTACTCCAAAAAATAAATCTAAAATAATATTAATAGAGCAAAATTTAACCGAATTACAAGCATTTATTCTGGAAAGATATTATATTCGTTGGTTTGGTCGCAAAGATAATAAAACAGGAATATTAAGAAATAGAACTGATGGAGGAGAAGGAGTTTCTGGAAGAATTGTCTCAGAAAAAACCAAAACAAAAATATCAAAATCCCACATTGGAAAACAACAATCCCCACATCGAGAAGAAACTAAAAACCTAATATCCAAACATAATAAAAAACCAAAAAAAGAAACAAAAAATATGAAGATTGCACAAAATAAACCAGAACAAAAACTTCTTCGGTCAATAAAAGCAAAAGAATATTTATCTATTGAAGAAAATTACAACAAAAGATTGATTCAATTAGAGTTTATTAGAAATAATCTAAAACTAAAAATTAGTCGTTCACACAAAATGAAAAATAAAATTTGGTGCAACGATGGATTCAGAAATTATAGGTTAGAAAAAGAAAATATTCCTACAAAATATAACATTGGGAAAATAAAATAATTTTCATTCATTAATAATTTTGGTTAGATGCGAACTCCTAACACGAACAGATATCCACCCATTATAAAATTTATCTGGATTTAATAAAGCATCTTCTTGAAAAATATACTTTGCCTCATAATAGGAACATTCGCTTTTGGTTTCACAAAAGCGAATTATTTTTCGTTCAAAGTTTTGTTCGCCAAAGGTTTTAACGTCTTCTTTTAAATATTCAGAAGATCCGAAATATAATTTCCAATCAGATTCTACAGTAAATTTCTTCTTTTTACCTTTGACAATTTTAGTTTTTTTGAAGTTGAGTAACTTCTTACCAATATATTGTCTACCATTCAATTTATTAGTTATAAGATATACAAATCCAACGTAAGAAGGATCTACTTCTTCCAGAAGATTTCCTTCATATATCCAAGACATGGATATTAATCAGTCCAAGAATCTTCTTCGAATAAATCGTATTCCTCTTGAATATCTTCTTCAACACTCTCAATATTTTCGCCGCAAAATGGACAAATAATATTTTCGTGTTCTGCTACTAAATTTTCATTAAACGTTAATGTAAACTCTGATTCACATCCGTCACAGATTGAACTTACAACTTTTGACATAAAAATTTCCCTATGTTGTTATAAATATTATATTTATAATCAATCATATCTTACGATATCATCCTCTCCCAGATATTCTCCAATTTGAACTTCTACAATTTGAAGCATTTGATTGGTTTTATTACTCAATTTATGCTTTGCTCCAATAGGCACATAAATGGATTCATTTCTATCTACAATTTCCTCATGTTTTATCTTATCTGTTTCTAGATAAACCGAAGCCGTTCCCTCCACAACAACCCAATGCTCTGATCTTTGAGCATGTGTTTGCAAAGAAATAGACTTTCCAGGTTCAATTTCAATGATTTTTACCTTTTTATTAGAGTCTTGATAGATAACTTTATAATTTCCCCAAGCTCTATCAGTAATTTCGAAATGCCAATCACGATATCTATTGAGAATCCATGAAGAAGAATCGGTTTTACTACCACCAACGCCCCAAACAAGTTCAATTCCATTTTCTTCGCAGTATTTCTGTTCTAATGAAGGAGTAGTATTTGGATTTCTATCTCCACCATTGGCAAAAATAAACTGAACTTCTACTGGTTCTTCAGTATATACTTCTCCATCTGTAAGCAGTGTTCTTTCGACAAAAGCATCTTTGTATTTTTCTACTACTACTTTGATACCATTAACCGCCGAACCGAATTCATCATCCTCAAATCCTACAACATCATCAACATATCGCATTGAATTGATAATGTTTCGTCTATTTTCAAAGTCTAAGAAGTTAATTCCTTTCTTCTTTTGCAACCATTCATCCGAATTTAGACATACGACAAGATAATCTGCCTGAAGTCTAGCCGCAATGAACATATCAATATGTCCAGAATGTATAGGATCAAATCCTCCACTTAAAATAATTACTCTTTTTTTATTCATTTTCTATTTTCTCATATGTTAATTCAAAATTAAGTCGCCCAAACTTCACTCCAAGAACCACCCAACGCTCCTTTGGCGTAAGCAGTTGATCGATTTTCAAAAAAATTGGTATGTTGAGGAGCAGAAATCATTTCATCTACCCAAGGAATAGGATTCTTTTTTACTTTGAAAATTCCCTTTAGTCCCATAGCAATTAGTCTGCGATCACAAATATAACGAATATACTTTTTAAGATCGTCTATATCCAATCCTTCACATTCACCGATATCATAACAGATGTCAATAAATGCTTCTTCAAGTTCAACCATTTTTTCTGCAATAGAATATAATTCGGATTTTAGATCATCTTTCCAAATATCTCTATTTTCTTCGATGAAGGTTCTAAACGTCTTAATCATAGCTTCGCAATGTAATTGTTCATCTAGAATAGACCAAGAAATAATTTGACCCATTCCCTTCATTTTTCCTTGTCTTGGGAAATTAAGAAGCATGACAAATGAAGAAAACAATTGCATTCCTTCCGTAAAAGCCGAGAAAATAGCAATCTGTTGAGCAATATTCTTGGTGGAATCCAATTCAGATATGCCTTCAATATATTCATGCTTATCTTTCATTGCTTGATATTTAAGAAATTCTGTATATGTAGAATCTGGCATACCCAGAGTTTCAATCAAATGAGAATATGCGGCAATATGAACTGCTTCTCTAGCAGCAAAACCAAGAAGCATCATTCTTAATTCTGGTTGCTTTAGAATAGGAAGATAATTATTAACATATCCGCCAGCA